CGAGATGACTTCGGCGATGACCGGGGGCTGCTCGTTGCGGTATACACCAGCAACAATGCCTGCCTGCTCATCGTCGGCGATGCCCCAACCGAGGTCGGTGGCGGTGAGGGTCGTACCCCAGTACGTCCGGCCCATTGCGTCGGATTCCTCCGGGCGGGGCAGGAGCAGGAGCTTGTTCGCAGGGATGACCGGAGTCAGAGTCCCTTCGAAGTTGACCCGGCGGTCGAAGATGACGATGGGGGCCAGGCCCTCGTCGACCATGATCGAGTTGATTTCCGACTGCGTCATCGGGCGTCCCGTGACGTTGTTCTGGAACTGATCTCCCTTGCGGAAGTTCGAGTAGCCGGAAGTCGACATGAGCTGTACGCCCGGGTTGACGTTATTGGTCGCGAAGTACGCTTCCTGCCAAGCGAGCATGTCATCGATGCGGTCAGCCGCAGGGTCAGACCACAGAGTGGCTGCCGTAACGGTGTGGCCCGCAGGACGACCGAAGTCATCCGCAATGAGGAAGTTGGACTGGTTCACAGTCGCAACGCCGGTGTCGAGAACCACACCACGCAGGAGTTCCATTCGGTCAGCCACACCGCGAACAACACGGTCAGCCGAGCGGAGGATGGAGTCGAGCATTGCCTGGTCGCCGGCATTACGCTGACGCAGAGCGCGGTACTCGGAGATGGCGATCTTCTGGCCGATAGCCGGAAGTTCGATCATGACCCGCTTGCCGCCTTCTTCCTTCGTGTACTCGGGCTCAGCGTCGAACGCACGGAACCGAGCAGTCTGGGTCAGACCGAACTGACCAACAGCGAAGGAGACAGCAATGTCGGGCACGGTCTCGTTGCCGAGCCACCGTTCGAGAGAGCCCTTGGCCTTCTCGTAGGCGGCAAGGGATTCCCGCATGTAACCGGTGAGGGTCGCGGGATCGATAACATCAGTCCACAGTGTAGGCATCGGTTATCCCTCCTTAGATGAAGACGAACTGAGTATTGGCGGACTTTGCTGCAGCCGTGGGCCCAACAAAGGTGATCGGCAGCTTGCCGACCTTGACACGGCCGTGGTCGAGCAACGGCACGTTCTGGTCCTCGGTTGCCGGAGCCGTAGCGCCCGGGGTCACGAAGAGGGGGACGTCGGTCAGCACGAAGCCGGCGAGAACGCCTGCACCCGTGACCGTGGCTTCCGTTGCGTCGTAGGGGACGAGAACGCCACCCACCTTGGCAACGGGCATGCCCGACGGAATGTAACCGTCAGGGTAGTGAGTAGCAGCAGTGAAAGCCGAGATGTCGAGAATTTCAGTCCGGGCGTTACGGAGGCCATGCCCCGAACCCAGCCATTCCATGTTCCCGGTTACGACTTCCTGCTCTGTGCGAAAACGAGGCATTGTCTAACCTTTCTACTTCTTATTGCGGTCTGCAAAAAGCGACCGTCCGTTGGCAACACCAGTGGCGCCTTCTGCAGGCCTGAACCCCTGGTGGGTTGTTTCGCGCTTCTGCTTCTTCGGCGCGGAGCTGGCTGCGAGAGCCTTCACGCGCTTAGAAACTTTCTCCTCATTCAAGGTGCCGTCCTCATTGAGGTATACGGCGTGGTTGACGTCTTCAAGGAAGGCAGCAAGAAGTTCCTTGGACACACCCTCTTCAGCGGCAGCAGCCTTGAACTCTGCCCGCACGATGCGGGGAGCAGTCTTCAGCCGTTCCTCTTTGCGTGCATTCTCAGCCGCGGTCTGAGCCGCAGCATCGATTGCCTTCTGATCAGGGGTCTTCTTTTCTTCCTGGGCCAAACGCCACTTCTCGGCATCAGCTTTCTGCTGGTCGTAGTCAGCACGCGAGTTGGCAACACCCTCATGTCGCCGTGCGTGATGCTTCCAGTAAGCGAGCTGCTGCTTCTCGGTCATTTCAACCAGCGGCGTATCTTTGGGGAATCCCTGGTCCTTGTCGGCCGGGGCCCCACCTTTCGAGCCATCCTTGTTATCTTCGTCGCCATCAGCGAATCGGATGAAATGAGGGATGCGCACAGTCATTGTTTTCTCCTGTCGGAATGTCCCATGTCGGGCTTGGCATCAAGCTGGATTATATACCACACCAGCTTGAAATCTAATCGTCGTCAGAGTCAGACCCTTGAAACAAGGCAGTTTGCTGAATCAACCCTGCGATAATGTGCGGGTAGTTTGTGGAGGCTGCCATGACGTATTCGCCATTGGCGGACTCTTCGCTTTCCATAGACATAACGAAGCCAATCATGGCAAAGTCTACGAGAACGTAGTCATCACCCCAAACAGACTTGGCATGTGCCTCGAATGCCTGGCGTAATGGTTCATATGTGGGATGATCGCCACCAAGTGTGCTCATCGCCTTCTCCTTCTAGTGGCTTGGGCTTGCTCTGCCTTCAACAGGCGGATCCGATCCTGCTGCCACACGATGGGCTGAGCAACGTCTTCACCTGCCCTCTGACGAATGAGCAGCCGTGCCAGCGACTCAGTCAGAGATTTCAGTTGAGCGTCCACCGAATCACTCCGGGAGATTTTCTGGGCCTTTGCTTTCTTGCCCGTAGTCTTGGACCCTTCCTCGACAAGGTAAGGTCCGAGCTCTGAGTTGTTGATGGTCTTGACACGCACACGGCTAAGTCCCTGGGCGGTATTGTCACCAGCCGCAGCTTTATACAGCTCGTTGATCATGTCAATGTCTTGTTCGTTGAAGAAGTTGCCCGGATCGTCGTCGCCAACAATCGGCATAACCGTGCAGTGGCAGTGGTCATGCAGGGGTAGCAATTCCTTTTTCGAGTACACGCGTGTAGAAGCGGCGATACACAGACCGCACGTCGTACCCGACTCTGAAAGCTCGGGATGAATGACGCGGCGGTAGCCTGTTATCTTTGGTGTGGCCTTGATGATGTTGCTTGCCGTGTTACGCATAGCAAGCGCCATATCCATGTCGGCCAGTTCTTCCACACGCTTGATGGCAGTTTCGATGGCCTCGCCACGGACTTTGCCAGTAGATTCAGCGAACCTGAACTGCTCAGCGGGTCGGTTCCACTCATCGAGCGGGTTGACCAGCCTGTCGAGCAAGTTGTCGTTCTGGGCATCGATCTCTTCTTCCGAAGGGAATTCGAGGTCGTCGAACTGTTGGTACACGAACTGCAGGTACGATTCTGTCTGCGTCCTGACCGCAGCAGTTGCAGCGTCGACCAGTGTTGCAGATCGAGCCGCGCGTGCTGCGACCAAGTCGCCATCGTAGTACTGGTTGAAGTCGCGCCACAAACTCACGAGCTGACGGATCAGCAGTGCAGCAGCCATTGAGAACCCTCGAGCCTGTACGTTGAGTATCAGCTGGAGTCGGTCGGTGTTAGCCATCTCACTTCAGCTTCGCTAGGTCCGTAGTTCCGGGCAGAGAATTGACCTTGTTCTGATCCATACCCTGGAGCGCCTGCATGAACATGTCATTCATCCGTTCCTTCTCAGCCTGAGCAATTTCATCAGGCGAGAGCTCGAGGAACTTAGACATGACCGTACGCCATGGGGCGCCAGCGGCCATTGCCTGCACAGCGGACACAGCGCGTTCCGTGAGAGACGAACGTCGTGGGCTTGCCCAGATGACTTCGATATCCTCAATCTCAGACCGTGCGTCGTCACCTTCAGCAGCAAAGGCGTCAGCCATCATCGCAGCGAACGCATGGTCCGCACGCGAGATGCAGTCCTCTACTTTGAAGAGCAGACCCTCCCTCTGAAGAGCTGCACCTTCAGCCGAGCCATTGGCAGCGTCAGGGACCACAGAAAACAGGGGCGTCTGTGACGACACCGCGAGGTGGATAATGTCATCCTTGACTGAGGTGAGCACGGGCGTAAGATCAGCCTGAGCCGATTCCCAAAACTCAGCGACCTCTGGGAGGAGCCATATCGCGCCGGGGTCAGATTTGAAGATGTCTGTGTAGTCAATTTCTTTTCCGTCCTCGTCGGTGTTGGGTACGCCTTTCACTGCGCGCTGGCGGAAAGCCTGGAACGCAATGATGATCATCCTCTGCAGGATGGTGTGGTTGATACGCTCGAGAGTCGGAATGTGCTTCTCGAACTCACCCTTGCTGTTCCTGTTCTCGAACTTGTGAATTGGAACAGTCACATCGAACAGTTCTTCCCCCTCGTCAGCCCATTCCCATGCCTGGGGACGGATGAACCACGATTTGTTGATCGCGTTCGTACGGACGCCCGGAAGAATCGAATTGCCGTTGTGGTATGCGACACGCATGGTCGCCATGTTACCGTCTGTACCGGCGCGGTAGAGTACAGCGACGTCCCTGTTGTGCAAATCGTCGCGATACACCTTGAGTGCAGCGAGTGCGTACCCGGGGTTTTCCGGGTCGTCCTCGGTGATGCACTGCGTAGGATGCTCGGAACGAAGCAGAGCCTTGAAGCCCCCATCGTTCTCAATCTGTGCGACTGAGCCGTATGAGACAGACAGCGTGAGCATCCACTCGAGAATCTCAGCCGCAGTCGTCTTCATACGGTTGTCTTTCCAGATTCGTGTGGCCTCAGCATCGCCGTTGTCATCACCGTCTGCGCCCGTACGGAACGCGAGCGGTGTCATGCGGTACAGGACCGCGTTGACGATAAGCTCAGCGAGATTGAGTCTCGCTAGGCGCTGGAGTCGTTCGAAGCCCTCTTTCGCAGCATCGGGATATGGAAGGGGCGGTGTGCCGTCAAACCAGAGTTGCATCTCTGCAAGGCGGGGCAACCTTTTAGCAAGTGCCTGTGAAAGACGCTTCATCCACCATTCATCGGAATCAGGGTTCTTCATCAGGTCAACAGATAGTTGCATTGTTGACTCCTAGCGTTTGTCTACGCGTCGTGGTACGAATGAATCCTTTGGCTTGTCGCCGTGGTGCAGGTATGCAGCTCGAGCCTCGAAGGCAAGAACCGCAGCCATACACGCGTCAATCTTCTTGGGTGACTTCTTCGATTCCTTGCCGATCACGTTGCCAGCAGGTCGTTCC